GTGTCCCAAAGAAAATCAGGTATACAGACATTTACTGCTCGTCTTGTATTCTCTGTTCCTTCAATAGTCAAAGTAAAATAGCTTGTGGTTGGTTCTGGATGTAGATGTGATCTTGTTGTGAATAGTATGCAGTTAACATATCCTCTGTATCCATCAACTTCTACGAGATCACCTCTTTTAAAGTGTAGATCACTTTCCTTCTGCTTCATCAGTAGTATCAACTGTTTCAAAGTAAGGACGATCCAAGTTCTTTGGATCAGGAAGTCTAAAGATAGTCTTTAAATCATTCAGATCTTTAATCTCTTGCTTGAGTTCATCAATCTGAAGTTGTAACCTTGCGAAACAGTGATCATTATTGTTTTGCAGCATCAGAATGTTCTGAATTGCCGATTTGAAGTCGTCCTCTGTCATCTGCGTTAATTAGTGAAAGTTGTCGTTGTAGTTCATATTCTACTACAATAAGGTGTTGATGTAAATACTTTTTCCATTGATTGTCAATGGTTAGATTTTGTACCTCATTGATATGTGTGAGTGCTTGAAGCAATCTCTCTTTTTCTGTACTCATTAGTATCTAGATGGTATGTTGTCTCGCATAAACTTTGCGAATGCGAGTTTCTCACTCTCAATAGCATCACTCTCATCTGGATTAGTATGATGTGTGACTTCTCTTAATGTCTTGAGATACTCCAGAACATGCTTTCTAATTTCCATGAGTTCATCAAAACATCCTTGGTTGTGTGCACAACCTCTCAATTCATGGTCAGGTGCCATTACTGACTCTGTGAATAGAGCGAGTGCTCTATCATATTTGATAGATGGGTCTTCCTTACCTATCGAAGCTTGATCCTTCATAGATTTAGTATTAACTTTCATATTTTATACGAGAACGAGATGTCATGCAATATGTTTTATTATTTCTTTATGATTCGTCTTCGTCTACTCTATCAACTGATTGGATGTCACATACTGGCACCTCATGCTCACCACCAATCAAATACCATGGCATAATCTGTCCATGATACTCTGGATGTCCTTTAAACTCTGTAGTATATTCTCGTTCACCGATGTACTTCATTTGATTTTCGGGAATAGTGTGCTCTTTTAACATTGCTTGTAGCTGCAAGTGTGTCAACTCTGGTTGCGTAGGTACTTTCATTGGATCTCCATTCTTTTCTCATGTTAATGTATGTTTCATTTTTTGCAACTATGTCACGCACTTTCTTAAAGATTTGTGCAGACTCAGCAAAATGACAATCAGCGTGGTCTTTCTCTTGTGGTATGATATTACCTTCATCATCATATTTCTTTCCTGTATGATGATTAGCATATCGTCTTGATCTGGTAAATCCCATTTCAAGAAACTTGCGACACATATCCATACCAATAAAATCTCCATCTACCATGTATCCAAGATACATTGAGAAGATTCTATTAGCAGAGTCTGTAGCTATTGCGGGAGTTTTGAATCGCCAATGAGCACAAATAAGGTTTGTATAAGGGCGAACCAATAGAACCCCTTGCTCGCCTCTTCCGATACGATATAGTTCGCGAGTTTCTTTGTCTGTAAAGTCAAGGTCTTCATATGGAAGTTCATAACAAAATTCTAGCATGATATAATGCTCTCTCAGCATATACTATCATACTTTTAAAGATTGTCAACCTGGTGGTGTAGGATCTGCGTTAACATATGGAATAGCACCACTTGGTTTGATCACATATGCAGGGATGTGGTGATCAGAGTCTGGGCAATTCTGTGGTTGTGGGAACCAGTCGTAACAAGTGTCCACACCAATCTGTTCAGCATCAAAATAATAGTATATTGTTTTCAGTTCAAATACTCTATCAATATCTGCTTCTGGAATAATATCTCCATACCATGCAAGTACTGTTGCTTTCTTATCTGCTGCTAGTGTATGGTATTTACTGTTATCAACTACCATAACATGTTTATTAGCTAACTTAGCATAGTCAGCAATTAGCATGTCTGTTGTCTTTGGATCGTTTGATACTAACATTAGACCTCTCCGTCTTCAATCATTGTAAGAATTTCATCAAGAGATTTATCACCAGTAGCTGGTCTGTATACTTTACTTACAGGCACGTTGTCAATGCTTGCTGTTGAAATTGCAATAGCAAGATATGTAGTGATTCTCTCTGCAAACTTACTGTATACTATCTGATTCATTCTATAGAAATGCTCAAATTCATCTGATAAGTATTCCTTACCATCTTCCATTGCTGCATGTTTGGTTGGTGTCACTGGAAATACTACTGATTCAGCAGCAATAGTACCTTGTTCTGCAGGAATATCTCTTAGTTTCTGTCTATATGTTTGCCACTTTACTTTATCATCTGCTGATACAGGAGCATCGCCGAGCTGTGTCCAATCACTGTCCATAAGTAGGAAGTTTCTAATCATTGTGAGTTTGTTCCAGTTAAGGATAGCACTTTGTGCAAACTGTCCTGCTAACTGTCTCTCTAGATCGTTCTCTTGTCCTACTCTATACTCTGTAAACTTTTCTAATAGACGACGAGATAGATTATCAACCTCACTAGCAAATGGTTCAAGATTAAAGTTGTAAGAAACCCATTTGTATACACCAGTCTTTTGATTACGTGAATACTTTGTCTTATTCATCTTGGAAGTACCATCCTTGTACTTCACAAATACTTCTAACTTATCCTTATCAGAATCCCATAAAGGATATAAGATGGGAACAATATTTGCTACCCAATACTCGTCATCAAATGTTTTGATAACTCCGTCAACTTGAATGTTCTTTGAGAATGCATTCAAATATAATTCTGTTTTAGATGGTGATGCAATTTCCATGTTTATACTGTTTTATGAATCCATCCTGTCAATATGTATTTATCTTGTGAAAACACCGTGTTACCTCTATGTGTGTGAGTAAACCCTGCTGGCCATATTGCAATCCTACCTTTCTTTGGTTGAATCCTTCGTTTCTGATAGATAAACTCTGTCTCTGCTTCACCCTCAGGCATATCATTAAGATAGATTGTCCATACTAACTCACGACTAGAAGCATAGTATGATGATGTTTCATAATGCCACTCATGATAACCACCTTCTGGTTGTGTGAGTTGAAACTTGATGATATTTGTAATCATCTTCGTTGGTTTCAGTGCTTGATACTTTAAGATATAACTTTGAACACAACATTTTAAATACTCTCTCACTTGATTAGACAAGTGGTTCTCATGCTCATTAAACAAATATTGAAAATCACTACGTCCCATCTTACCATGTGGAAACTGTGTAGATCCATTATCAATATTCATCCAACCATTATTATATCTTGCGTCAAGACATTTCTGGATGATATCATCACACATTGGATCTGGCATGAACTTGTCCCAGACACCAATAAAGTCACTAAAGTCAGCCACCAGTTTCTCTGGTGGAAAAATATATTGTTCTGCCATTATGTTAGAATGCTTTGATTAGGTATTTTACTCTATGATACTTTGTAATTAGTGGAATATCGTTTTCAGCGATAACCTCTGCAGTAGTAACGATAGGTGTAGATGATGACATTGTAAACGTTCCATCCGTAACTGTCAAGGCTGCATCCTGAGCTGTAACTTCACGTCGTACTTGGTTAATACCTTCATCACTATTGATTGGTAAACCAGCATCATCTAAGTTACCTGGTAATGTGGCACCACCTGTGGCAACAAATGTGTTTTGTATTGTTGGATCATAGAATAATGTAATAGCAGCAAGACCATAGTTATCAACAGTTGATGAATTGTTATCATTAGCACCATTAGGTCTATCTTGTGACAAGATAAGTGTAATATTATCGTCTCTAATACCTGATCCTTCTGGTATTGGTACATCAATTGCTTGCCAACCAACTTGATTATTAGAAGGTAATATAATCTCACTGAATAATGTAGTGTTAGTTGATCCTGACTTTTGATAGTATAAGTTTAATGCTTCATCAGGTGGTTCTCCACCATTTTGGTTACTACCTCTGATGACTGTAAATCTGACTGTATTAACTGTTGACAATGCGAGTTGTCCTACCACTAACTGTCTATCATTACCTGCGTCAGCTGCAGCTCCAGTAAAAGCAATGTATTGTGAAATCTTATTTTGTCCTGCGAATGGTATACCTGTGGATCCAAATCCAGCAGTACTACCTGTTCCAACTCCAAATGCTCTTTGCTTTAAATTATCATCTGTAGATGATTGCCAGATAGCACCATCTAAAGCAGCACCAGATGGTGTACCATCAGATGAACAATTATAATACTTACCACTTGGCACTGTTGTTTCGCCAGGTAATGTTGTGCCTGCTTCTTGACCAGCATATCTAACATAAATTTGACCTGTTCCACCGTCTCCTGCAGCACCGCCACCTTGACCAGCACTACCAAGTGAGACAGCGACAGGAACATTAATATCATTTATCTCAATAGAAATCTGAGCACCTGATCCACCAGCACCACCAACAGGATCATATTCTAATGTTGTTACACTATATTGAATCTCAACATATCCTTTACTTGAAGGTGCAGCACCTTGATTAGTAAGTGACATACCACCAGACCAATAATCAGATCTGTATGCTGAAGCACCACGGCGACCACCTGTACCACCACCATTACCATTATGTCC